AGAGGACAAAGTAAGCTCATTGGCGCTTACATAAGCACTAACTGTTGCAGTAGTATTATCATTTGTATTTCTAACTAGATTTCCTACATGAGAAGATACAAAACCTCCTCCTGTATTATATAGTTTATTAGGGCCTGCTTCTACCTCATAATTGTGTGTATTTTTATTATCAAAAATACCAGAAGATAGGATTAATTCAGTAGAGCTAACATAGGTCGATACCATGGCAGTAGTACTATCATTAGTATTACGTACGGTTCTACCTACTAGCGCAGAAGTAAAGCTCGCGCCGGTATCCCTTAAGTACCTTGGTCCTGCTTCTAGTTCCCACGTATCCCCGTGGTCATTTTGAAATAAAGCGGAAGATAAAGTCACCAAACTAGAACTGTTAATAGTAGAAATAGTTGCAGTGCCTCCATCCGTATTATTTCGTATTGTTCTTCCTACGTCTGCGGCTACAAATGTTGCAGTAGTATCTCTTAATTGATTAGCTTTAGTTTCTAATCTATAAGACTCACCTGTAGCATCAAATATGTCAGAACTTAAAGTAAGAACAGTACCACTATCTACAGCACTAACTGTTGCGGTAGTATTATCTGTAATATTTCTTACTATATTATTTAACCAAGTAGAATCAAAAGACGCATTATCGTCCTCTAATTTATTAGTTACATGAGCTAGATCATCGAAATTACCTGACCTATCATCAAAAATACCAGATGCAGTATCAAAAATATTAGTTGCTTGATAATCTTGGTAACCAGCACCTACCCCCGCATTTAAAATAGCGTTATGTAACCCAGTAGCTCTAGCGTCATCGTGAGTTCCAGTAGCTAAGTTATCATCGTGAGTACCAGATACTAAGATATCATTACTAGTGCCAGAGGATCTGGCATCATCGTGCGTCCCGGAAGATACTACGTCATCTTCATGTGTTCCTGTACTATAATAGGCATCATGTGTTCCAGAGGCCAAATTAACAGTATCTAGCTGTATACTCTGGCTATCCGTATCATAAAATATATTAGTAGTATCAGTGTCATTTATCCCTTTATCTGCAGTACTATTACCAAAGTCCGTATGTTGTGTGCTAGTATATACTGCATTCAACGCTAATATATCTGCCACATTGGAGGTAACTTTAGCGGCAACACCTGATTCGTTACCAGAAGAATCCAAGGCTTTGATTAAATAGGTTCCGGACATTAAAGGTACTGAATAGCTAGTAGCATTACCCGGTATTGTTTTAGTAATATCTGAAGCGGACGCCCAACTTGCACTAACCGCACTAGTATACCTTACCCAGTAAGTTCCTCCATTTATAACATCTAAATCAGGTACTCCTACCCAACTTAGATTAGCCTGGTCACCTTGAGATATCATGAAGAACTCTGTGACGTTGTTAGGAGGTGTTAATTTACCATATATTTCATCTGACCAAATAGCAAAAGGTGAGTATAACATTAGAAAATTCTCCTTGTTTTAACTCGAAACTCTAGCGTACCTGCTGGAGCATCATCAATAATAACACTTTGTGCTGAAGTTTCCCCTACAGAAACCCAGTTTGTAATAGCAGGTGCCTTTCTTCTCCATTCAACATAGTAAGATGCAATATATGGGTAAGTAGTTGCTGTACCTACAGTTTTTGGGGCGTCCCAAGAAAACTCTGCTCTATTTTTAACATTACCCATTGAATCAACATACAATTCCTCGTTAATAGTTAAATTAGATGGGGAAGGTATTGGATCACTAGGATTAGGCAAGCTACTGGTAGACTTAGAGGAGAAAGCTATATCCTTTTCTATCAGATCATACTTCGCCCCATGATATTTCAATGCTGAAATTTCAACTATATTAGGACCAGACTCTCTAGTCATTAATACTCTAAAATCTTGAGCCTCTACAGATCCCATCTCCTCTAGTATCCACATATAATTAGGGGTAGGAGTATTGGCGAATGCAGAGGTCACTGTAATTTCTGTTACTTCTTCTGTTACTGATACATAGTTAGTATCTTTTGTTTCTACCCACACATACGGTTTCCACTCGTTATCTACGTGAGCATTTAAACATACAGATTGTGGACTAGTCCAAGTATTAGTAGGAGTCCAAATAGCATCTGTTATACATATACATGCACCATAGTTTTCAGAGCCTGTAGCAGTACCTCCGGAACAAGTTCCTGCTGATTGTAAGCAAGTGTCTTCTGTACTATAGGAAGCATCGCTACATGATAAAGCAGCAATAGCTTGTTTAACTCCAGACCGTACACAAGCCTCTTCTGTATTAATCAGAGATAACTTATAATTTTTAAGGGCAGTAACAGAGGTAGGAGCATCTAATTTAATAGTAGTAGTTGTAGAAATATCCCAAGTACCACTTACTGCACTACAAGCAGCAGAAGTAGTCTCTAGTCCCGTAGAAGTACCTCCAATACATTTACCTGTCGCAATTCTACCTCCGTAACGAATACCAGATTTATGGGAATCGGCTACCTTAATAATGTCTCCGGGCCTAACTACTGCACCTTCCATACCTGTTGAAAAGGTTATAGCTTCAGTTTCGTATCTTTCAGTATATAAAATCCACTTGCCTACTCTACGAGCCTGACCTTGTGAAGTACATCCTACAGCAATTACATCGGTAGAAAAAATCTGGTTATTAGCATTAACTATGCCGGGAGCATCCTCTACATACTCAACATTTTGCCTATAAAAATCCTCGGGGTTATTCCAAGTAACATGGGCTACATTATGTCTTTGTTTCCTAGAAGTTCCTTCATAAGTAAAGTTGCCATCAATAACATTAGCATCTGAAAAATTCATAACTGGATCTTTAGGTGCATCTTGTACAGAACTAATTTGTCCTTGTTGCCAGTATATCATACCTCTAAAACAGGAGGCTATATCATTTAGTACTTTGAAAGCCTCTTCCCTTCCTTGTAAATACAAATTACAAGCAAATCGTGCTTCTTTATTACCCCATCCGTCGTCTACTCCAATAAAGTTTCCCGAGCTATCTACTGAATCACAATACTTTCCAATCTCATATAGAGACCACTTATCCATCTGACTAGCAGACAGCCATTTACCTAATCCGTACCTTTCATCAGTACATAAGTCGTATAAAATCCAAGCAGGATTACAAGTCCATGCAATATCAAATGTTCCGTCCCAAGATCCCGAATATAGAGTATCTCCAGTCGAAGTACCTATCCAGGTGCCCCCCGCTTGCGTACATCTATCCTGGCGTCTATAACCAGATAATGAACAATGACCTGGGTCGTAAGGAGTATAGTTACTAGGAACTTTTATTTTTATTCCTTTTACCTCGTATGCTCGACTAGGGATGGAAGTAAATTGTCTAGCGTCTATCTGCGTGGCTACTAGAGCACTATTAGGGTATGTTAATTTATTATCTATAATTTTAGTATAAGAACTAAAATATATTTCATTCGATACTTTTGTAGAAGTAGCGTCATCGCTAGTCCTTTCTACTTTGATAGCTATAGTAGTAAAATCTGTCCAAGGAATATCTATTCTATAGGCTCTTTCGTATTTTGAGGATGTCTTTCCTGTAAAAGAATCCGTGACTTCGTTGGACCAGTATCCATTATTATCCTTTTCTAACCAAATTTTGAAGGATACAGTAGATCCATGTAAGTCTCCCTCATCATTGTCCGCATCTAAAAGAGCTGGTGTAGATATTATAACTCTTACTGCATCTACTGTAGTAGACGAAAATGTTTTGATTAGGGATCCAGGCGCGTCTTTAGTTACTATAATACCAACAGCTATTCCCGTTTCTGTTCCTGCAAACCCTGGTATATAACTCTGAGAATTGGTACCCTCTCTAGTAATGTAAGATACATTATCGAAGTTACTCCCACCTGCAGAGTCTTGTAACGGAGTCTCATTTATGTAAATAGACTTTTCAGCATTTAATAACCCTACTATCTCTCCTTCAGATAATAAATCAATAATTCTAGCTTTAGAATCCGAAAATAACGTATCATCATCCTCTTTAGGTGCACCACCGCCACCGCCTTTTCCGCCGCCGGCGCCTCTAATCCAATCTTTATTACTCATGGTGTATAATCCTCCGGTGAAACTCCTGAACTTATAACAGCTCCTCCTATTAATAATTGCCCGTAAGCTACTGGAATAGCATAACCTTGTCTAGCTGTATTAGCTGCTCCATCGAACCCATAGTTTGTAGGTTTATCAGCTGTATCTGGGAGTACAGGAGTGGGAGCTAGCATAGAAGCTATTCCACCTAGTACCATAGCTGCACCAAACTTTAGAGCCATCATGCCCATACTTCCTGAAGCTACAAACATACCATTTATCACCACGCCCCCAGTCACTGTTCCACCAGCTGCAACTGTAGAAGCTTGTAGAGCAGTTAGGGCTGTTCCACCTGTCATTACGGCCGCATAGATTATAATCATACCTATAATTATTTGGCCTATCCCTCTTTTAGCCCCTAAAACTACTGGGACTATTTTTATCTCTTGGCGGCCAGTAGGATTGTGCATCTCCCCTACTACGTCCTCTAGCCCATAAGTACCTACAATTACTTTATAACCCATTCCTCTATCTTCGGAAGAGGATACAAACTGTCTAAATCCTTTATTGTTAACGCACAGTGCACGAATAGCCTCCGCAGGAGACTCAATATCTAAAGACCAGTCTTTCCCGTACTTTTCTGCTAATTCTCCGTAAAGTGTTACTTTCTTTAACATAATGATTTGTGCCTTAAATGATGCGTGGTATGTTTTCTCCAATATCCCCCATATAGCTCTCTATTGGATAGTCTACCGTGTACGTGATGTAAAATTCTATCGTTTCCGATGAAAACTGCGGCATGGTTTGGTACAGGTGAAACTAATTTTATTAAAAAGATATCATATTTTTTAATGTCATTTTCATCAAGTATCTGAACAAAACCCTGTTCCTCATAGTTTTCTAAATATCGGTTCTCACCTTTATCCCACCAGCCGTCTTGACCACTGAAACATTCAAAATCGATATTTAGCTCTTTTTTGTAATAATCTCTAAGTAATGTACAACAATCTAAAATTCCATAACTAAATTGTCTACCTACTATTGGTGCTTCATACCCTGAAGGTTCCCAACTATATAGTCTGTTACCTGGCCAACTTAAAATGTGCCAAGGCTTATTAGAAGCTTCGCAAGCAACTTTATCTGCTTCAGAAGGCTCACAACCCTCATTAGGATGAGAATGACAAATCCCTATAATAACTCCTGTATCTTCTGCATCCGCATAACTTACTGGATCTATTACAAAATACTCTTCCGCAGATTCTGCTATATTTTTTGCGGGGAAGTACCTCTCTTTATTCCCCACCCCTATAATAAACCCACAGGCCTCTTTAGGGAACTCTTCCTCTACATGTTTTCTAAAATCATCTAAGGTTTTTTCATTCATCGTACCGAGCCCATATTAATGCCCGCTCCTGGGAAGCCACCAAAAGGGCTCTCTGCAGGCTCTGGGAACCTCAATTCACAAGCGGTAAAAGTTTTTGAACATACATCCTCAGAAGAAGCTGCTACAGTATTATTATTAATATCCCAATAACTACTGCCAGAATACCCACACTCTACTCCTCTGTATACCCAAGGACATGAGTTAGCTACCACCGTTCTAGAAGGTAACTTAACTCCGTGTATATCATGGGCTGCTGTTAACTCAAATTGAATATGTGTATTTGTCTCAACGGCTTTCCTATCTACGTACCATATTTCATCAGAAAAATGCGCAGTATCATCTGCCAAGGCACTTACATACCATATACCATCTGTCCAGGTATGCCCTGCAGTAGTACAAGCAGTAGAAGTTGCATACCCAGTAGTAGAACAACTACCACAATTAGAACTACTAAAAATTGTCCAAGTACCTACAGAACCGTTTTTATTCACATCTAAACAGTCTGATTTACTAAGACTTGGGTCTGAGCCCGACTCTCCAGTACACACTCCTGCAGTTGGGTAACCATCAGTATAACAGTAAGAGTCTAAATACTTTGCGAAAGTTTTCTTTCTTGTAACCTTTGCACCAACTAAATCATCATAACTATTAATAACACTTGATAAAATAGAAGTAATATTAGCTACAGTAATTGTAGGCCTAGGTATAGCCCCCTTACCAGAAAACTCAAACCCTTCCGCTTCAATAGGCATAGCTGAATATCTGTTGCCTTGCCATATGATTTCTTGCATATTCTCATTTATACCAGAGTGCCATCTAAGAATTGGTTCGGTTGCTGGGGCAGTACCTGCCGATAAATCAAGTTCAAATAACTCAATAACTGCCCCAGGCTCAAAGCCGTGTATATCTGCTGTGATTTTATCACTCATGGTTCAAATACCCTTGTAAATGTTGCTATTATAGTTCTAATACCTGACAAAGTTTCTTGAGAGCTCCACTTTCCACAAGTATATTTCTTATATGGATAGATAGTGTAAGTTTCTCCACTTGTCATAATATCTGCTGCTAATGATAATTGCGTTGCACTATCTACAGCTGTTACAGTAGTAGTGGTACCTCCGGAATCTGTAACAGTAGTGTTTAAATATCTAGCAGTAAAATATTGGCTAGTATCAACTAGTTTCTTAGTAGTAGCACTAGTTGTAGTACTAGCTACCTCATATCCAGTAGGGTACCAGTCAAATGCAGTTACTCCTCCTTGGTCCTCTAAGAACTTTACTATCTTATTGGCTTCTGCCGAGGTTCTATTTTTCCAAGTTAAGTTCCATACCTCAGGTGTATTATTTATACCAGCAGCTACTCGCTGCTCGTACCCATCCCCATATGTTGCAGTAAGAATCCTAGGTTTACTCTCCGCCTTAAGTCCTCTATCTGGGTTAATATTTACTTCTGTGTTAAAATTTGCCATAATTAGTATTGACTAAGTAGTCCTCCAGGTCGTTTCTGCTCTACTAGTTCCGATTGTACTGCTTGTGAAACCATATAGCCAAGTTGTTTAGCTGCATCTCCATCCATTCCAGAATTAGTATCAGATTCAGCATTTCCATCACTATCAATTGTAACATTAACTGTAATGTTATTTTCTGTATTACCTGTTGCTCCACTAATTGGAATAGATCTTCCATCCGGTAGCGGCACTACCGCTTCGTTATATTTACCTTCTCCAACTAATCCTAGTGTAGGTTTAGTAACAAGACCTCCATTAGCAAAAGCTTGGAAGCCTCCTCTAAGAACATTACCATTAGCACTACCAAACATACTCATTATGGCACTAGTCATTAAGTTGGTACCCACTTGACTTAATGTGCTAGTAATCATAGCTCTAGCATTAGTATTATTATTCATTATAAGATTAGAAAATCCACTAGCTAATCCAGATTTTATTTGACTACCAGCGTTTGTCATCGCATCTTCTGTTCCAGTAGACTTAACCTGTACAACAGTACCATTAGACCCAACTGCAGCTACGGGGGTAACTTCTTGTACTTTTAAAGCACCTTCAACACCTTTAGGAAGATCTGTTAACGTTTCCTCTTCCACTTCGTCTTCAGTATTTACCAACTGTCCTAAATACTCCGTAAGTTGGGTATACCAAGGTGTCTGCCCCGGGCGCGTCTGTCCAGGTTCTACTCTTTCTTTATAGGCGGAGCCTCCATTCATTAGCATTTGGTAAGGGTCTGTAGTAGATTTACTGGTAGTTCCATCTGACTGAAGCACCATAGGTAGTACTTGTAGTATTAGCTGTAACATCATACTTCTAACATCTTTACCATTCTTAGGATCGAACACGTTGCCTATAGCGATAGCTCCATTCATATATTGTACTACCTTGGTTTCTAAAACCCTGGATAGGTCAACAATAGCGGGGATTAATCTAAATAACTCCCCTTGTCCCTTACCCTTCGGTTGCTCTCTGGGCGTACCTGTATCATCTAGCCACTT